GTGGGGGGAGGTCGTAACAGGGTAGCCGTATCGGAAGGTGCGGCTGGATCACCTCCTTTCTAGGGAGAAAACCGAAGCGGAAACGCAGAGGTTTCATCTCAGGTCGATACACCGAGAGGTGTAAAAGAGAAAAAAGTCCGGATGAAGAATCCGGCGTTGACTGGAAAGTTCTTCTTGAAGATGTATCGTTTTCAGGGATCGAAAGATTCTTGAATATCCGATGGCCTGACGCATGCGAAGCATGGGATAGGCCGGAGAATGTACCTTGAAAACTGCACAGCCAGATGGAAAAACATCTTGTAAAGAAACCAGTTGCGAATGTGTTCAAAAGAACATAAGTGCTTGATGCGGCAGAGATGAAATGTAAAAAGAGAAACGCGGGGAGGCGAACACACAATGACTTATGAAGAACTGAACGAGATGGTCAAAGACTGGCAAAATGTCGGCAATCTGCGGGTTGCAACCGAGAACGGTAACACGTCACTGCACAGCGACACGGGGATTACGCCCACGGTGGCGAAGAACATCATCGCTTCTATCTGGAACGAGCTACCGAGGCTGTTTGAAGAGGTGCGCGCGCTGGTGGACGATCACGAGAGGATGAGCGCATTTCTGCGCGTCATCCAGCAGATTTCCACGGATTCAATGCGCTGTACATCCCGGATGATGCGGATTGCAGACTGGCGGCAAGGGTTGCCGGAATACATGGTGCGCGAGATGACCGAACCGGATATCGCAAAAATGCTGAATGGCGAAGAGCCGGGAGAAAGCGAATGAGCGACGGAGGATTGCCGGGCGTTTGCCCGTCGTGCGGAAAGATACTCAAAATCCGCATAAAAGGCGGCAAGGCGGTTTGTGTCTGCCCGGCGAAGGACTGTGGATTCACCTATGAACAACCCTGAATCAAGGGCGGCCTTTCGCCCTTCTTATGAGGCTGAGCCGGAAGTCGGCGCGCAAGGCGAAATTGCCGCGCTTTGCGTCAGGGTCGCGCCCTGAAAGCCTCACCTCCCTAGGCAGGCGGGGACATGCTGCCCGCCTGCCCATATTTTAAGAGAGGGACACAGCATGGAGAAAGAACGGCAATGGAGTAAAACATACGGGAGGAAACAAGCATGGAAAAACAAATGGAAAAGATGCGCCCAATCGGGCTGACGACACTTTCCATCGACGAGCTGGGGGAACGCGCGGCGGCAATCGCGCAGGACATTCAGTTTGCGATGACGCGCGCCATGACGGATATCGTGAGCCTTGGCGAAATTCTGCTCGAAGTCAAGCAGCGGAGCGAATTTGGACGTTACGGCAACTATGGCCGCTTCCTCGCGGAAAACGGGTTGGAAGAGAGGATGGCGCAATACAGCGTCGCGGCATATAAGCGGTATGCGCAGAAGCCGGAAATTTTGACCGCACTGGGAAGCGTGAGCAAGCTCAAGGAGCTGCTGGCGCTGCCGGAGGCGATGGAAGAAGAATTTCTTGCCGTGCGCGACGTGCAGGGGATGAGCGCGCGGGAACTCCGCCAAGAGGTTCGAGCGGCGCGCCAGCAGGCCGCAGGCGAGGCGCAGGACGACGGAAAGGAGAAACAAGGTCAGGACGGAAAAGCGGCAGACAGCGCGCGGATTTGCGCGCTTGAGAAGGAACGCGACGCGCTGAAAGCGCAGATTCGGGAAATTCAGGAGAACAGCCGTCAAATAGAGGAGCTTGACAGAACCAATCAGGAAAGGCTCAGTCAGGCGGAGGCGAAACAAAGCCAGCTTCGCGAGCTGCTGGGCCGGCTTCGAGAAGAGCGAGGGGCGCTGGAAGAGGAAAACATGAAGCTCAAGCAGGCCGCACTTCATCAGGGCGAACACAGGGAAAGCGACGAAAACGGGCGGTTGAGCGGAGCGACCTTCACGCAGAACGTGAGGAAATTTCTTTCGGAAAACGGGGAAGTGCCGATGATGCAGGGGGCATACGACGAAATGACATCCGACGAGCGGAGCGTCTTCCTTCGCGGACTGGACACCCTGCAAACCTTTATCGGGAGCGCCAGGGCGGCGCTTTGCGGACTGGAAGGGGAGGCGACGATTCGATGAACACCGAGTTGACGGAAATGACGGCTCTGACCGAGCGGGAACAGAAATTGGCGCTGATGACGGCGCAGGCCACCACACAGGGCATGATGCAGATGCTTGCACCGATGCTCAACGGCATGCAGCAGATGACGCAAATGATGGCGCAGACCGTTCAGCAGATGTGCACGATGCAGGAGAGCATGGCAAGCATGCACAAGGCGATCGAGCACAGCATGCCGCTTACGAGCACACAGGCGCGCATGCTGAACGCAGCCATCAAGGAGAGGGCGGCGGCGGTCAAAGAAAAATATGCGCTCGGCGACGAGGCGCGGCTTGACTGTATGCGGGAAATTCGCAAAAAGCTGTATCGCCGCTGGGCGGTCGCCAGCGTGAAGGAGATTCCAAGGAGCGAGTACGAGCTGGCGCTGGAAACCGTCGAACGCTTCGACGAGAGCGCGATTGCGCTGAAATACATTTAACGGGAAGCGGGGCGAAAGCCCCGCATGCCCTTTTCATACAGGGGAGATTGCCATGGAGATCAATTTCATCTTTCAGGTGAACAGTTTTCACCGCTTCAAGCGGGAAAACCCGCTTTCGGCCAATGCGCAGGCGCTTTGGGTAGAGCTTTTCGGCCTCTTTAACGCGCGGCGATTTCCCGAGGAAATGCCCGTGAGCACGACGCATCTATGCGCGATCCTCGGCCTGTCCAAAGATACGGTGTTGCGCGCGCGTAAAGAACTGACGGAAAATCAGTTGATTTCCGTGGAGCGCGGCGCGAGCGGACGCGCGGCCAGCGTCGTCAAGATGATTTATTTCAAAAAAGACTGTGGACAAACCTGTGGAGAACCTGTTGACAACACGGAAAAATTTGTTGATAAGTCGATGCGCACAGATGGAAATGTCGCAAATATGGACGCAAACTGCGACACAACAATGGACGGGAATTTTGCGTCGCAAGAATCGACGCAAACTGCGACACACAAAGAATTTTGCGTCGCAAATATGGACGCAAACTGCGACACTTATACAAACCTAAACGGAGTGACCCCAAACCAAAACGTGTATACCAAAGTACCCAGTTCTTATCCATCTTATCAGCACCGGGGAGATGGATGCGATGGAAAAGGGCAGTTTGAGACGATGGAAAAGGGCAGGAAACGGGTGCTTGAGCAGTTGGGGATTCGAGAAAGCGAGTTTGAAGACGACAACCCGGAGGACGAAATTCTTCGCGGCATTGTGGAGCTGATGGCGCAGGTATACGCCCAGACAGGCGGGGATGTTCCCATCGGCGGCAGAAAACTGAGCGTCGAGACGGTCAAGGGCGTTTTTGCCAGACTGACGCCGGATCATATCCGCTATGTGACGGACAGCCTGAAAAACGTGTCCGCGCCGATTCGTAATCCGAAAAGCTATCTGTTGACCAGCCTGTACAACGCGCCGTGCACGATGCCCTATGCGCTCAAGGCAGACTATGAACTGACCATGCGCGCCCCTGTCAGTCCGGCGGGAAAACGGGACGAGATGCTGCGGCATACGCCGGAGGACAGGAGAAAAAGCTACGAAGCGGCAATCATCAATTTTGACGACGAAATGCAATAAGGGGACGGTACAGGATGGAAACGGGGCAGAAAAACAGAAACCGAGACATTTATATGCTCAAGGGTTGCCAGGGGCTGCTTGACGAAATCCGCATGCTGAGAGAGAAGGACAGCAGCGAGCGCCGAGCGCTGATTGGAAGCCCGCGTTTTGACGGGATGCCGCATGGAGGCGGCGGGAGCGGCCTTGAAGATGTGCTGGCGCGCGCGCAGGCCATCCACGAAAAGCGGCTGCAAGCCATCGAAGCCTATGAAGCCCAAATCGCCGAGTGCGAGAAAGTGCTCCAGCGCGTAGACAACCCGACGCACCGGGCGCTGATTCGCGCGCTGTACGTCGAGCAGATGCCGATCTGGCGGGCGGCACAGGTTACGCACATGAGCGAGGCGACGGCAAAGCGAATCAAAGCCGACTATGAAAAAAGAGAGCATTTTTGAAAGGTTGAGCCAATTTGAGCTTGTTTGAGCCGGTACACTGTGGTATGATGCTAAACAGAGAAACAGAAGCAAGAGAGCCGCAGGGACAACCGCGCGGCTTTTTTGTTTGCGGGAGCGGGGGGGGTGACATGCGTGAAGACGCTGCTTTCCATCGACACACGCGACTTAAACAGGACGCTTAAAGAAGTTGGTGAGGCGCTTGGACCGGATAAAATGAACATCGCGCTCAAGCACACCATACAGGACACGGGGCGCAAGGTGAGGACGCTTGTAAAGAGCGAGATTCGCAAGGAATACCATGCGAAGGCCGGGCGAATCGGAAAAGCAATCGGCAGACCGCAATACTCGCTGGGCGGGACCATTTCATGCATCATACCGGTTCGGGACGTGCGTGGAACGATTGCGACGGATTCCGGAGGATATACGGCGCTCAAGCGCGGCCCCGGCGCGAAGATTGTTAAGAGCGGAAACTCGGTTTTGCCGCATGCGAAGACGGACAAGAGAATCCACTTTTACATTCCTTCCGGCAGGCTGCAAGGACATGTTTTTGTGCGTCACAATGACGGCATAGACTGGACAGGCAAGCGCAGAGAGGGAACGGGCGAAACCGAGGTATGGAAAACCAAGAAGGGCAAAAGAAAGAGAAACAGGAAAGTTCAGACGACGGGCGAACGGAAAAGAATCGGAACCATTTCGCACGGCGTAGGCATTGGCATTCCGCAGATGCCCATGAACCGGTCGGCAGACGAGATTCAGGAGCAGGTAGGACAGTACGCGATGGAAAGGCTGCTGCACTACGAGGAGGCCATTTTGAAGGGAATCGTGACGAGGTGACGGTAAATGCCGAGCATGTATATCAAGGAGCTGGCGCTTCTGGTCAAGCTCTCGCCACGCCGTCTCTATCAAATCAACGAAGAACTTGAACCTGACAAAAAACTTTTTGTGCGGGAAGACGGCACCAAGGCCGACCTCGCCACATTTGTTCAGCGCTGGGTCGAGTATCGGGAAAGCCTTGTTCGCGGAAGCGCCGAAATGACGCTGGAAGAGGCAAAGACCCGGCACGAGCTGATTAAAACGGAGAAGACGCGCTTTGAAGTGAAGCGCCTGCAAGGCGAAATGGTTTTTGCATCCGACGTGATCGCGCTGGGGCAGGAAATTGTCGGCGGAGTTAAAAACAATCTGCTGCATATCCCGACAACGCTTGCGCCCGTGCTTTGCAACATGGACGACGCAGAAGAAATTGAATCCGTTTTGACGCAGGCGATTCGGGAGGCGCTTGAAGACATGAGCCGACTTGAAACATGGCAGCCGCCGGACGTTGACCCCGGAACGCTTGAGGATGAAGAGGACGAGGAAGACAGAAAATGGGAGAACGAGTGATCGACAGGATGCGCGGAGAAATCATGCGCATGTTCGCGCCGCCGCCTGAAATGACGGTCAGCGAATGGGCCGAAAAGAACCGTTTTCTTTCGAGCGAGACAAGTGCGGCGACAGGCAGATGGAAAAACAGCAAGGCGCCGTATCAGACGGCGATCATGGACGCTTTTACGCAACGGGGCGTCGAGGAAATTGTTATCAAAAGTGGCGCGCAATGCGGAAAAAGCGAAATTCTGATGAACATGATGGGGCGATGCATCGACCTTGATCCTGGACCGATGATGATGGTTCAGCCCAGCCAGAGCACGGCGGACGATTTTTCAAAGCAGCGCATCGCGTCGATGGTGGAGTGCTGCCCGGTGCTGAAAGGCAAGGTGAGCGCGGCGAAAACGCGCGTATCGAGCAACACGATCCGACTGAAAGCCTTTCCGGGCGGCAGTCTGGTGATCGCCAGCGCGCAGAGCGCAAGCGAACTGCGAAGCAAGCCCGTGCGTTTCCTTTTTCTCGACGAGGTGGACGCCTACCCGGCCAGCGTCGGCGGCGAGGGTGATCCTGTCGATTTGGCGACAGCCCGAACAGAAACGTTCTACAACCGCAAAATCGTCAAGGTCAGTACGCCGACCGTCGAGGGGCGAAGCGCAATCGACAAAGCCTATCGAAACGGAACGCAGGAGGAATGGTGTGTGCCCTGCCCGTCGTGCGGGGCCTTTTCCTTTATGCGCCTGCCCGACTTTGACATTGACTATGAAGAATATGAGGCGGGCGGGAAAAAACAATATAAAATCAAAAAAGTGCTCTGGTGCTGCCCCAACTGCAAGGAAAAGCACACTGAGCGCGCCATGATGGCGCAGGAAGGAAAATACATTGTGCGAAACGAGCGGGCACTGGAAAAGGGTGTCCGCTCGTTTCACCTCAATGCGTTCGTTTCTCCATGGGCAGGATGGAAGCGCATTATGCGGTTCTATCTGGAGGCAAAGGGAATACCGGAACGCGAACAGACGTTCACCAATATTCGGCTGGGCGAATGCTGGAAGCAGGACACGACGCGGCTGACGACAGCGGAGGAAATCTACGCCCGGCGCGAGGAATACAGCGCGGAAGTGCCGAGCGGCGTTCTGGTGCTGACGATGGGCGTAGACACGCAGGACAACCGACTGGAATTTGAAATCATCGGATGGGGACGCGAACATGAAAACTGGCGCATCATGCGCGGCATCATCCCCGGAAGGCCGGATGATGAAAGCCGGGCGGTCTGGAAGGAACTGGACAAGCTGCTTGAAAGAAAATTTAAGAGACCGGACGGGAAGCGGATGCGGATTTTGACCACGTTCATCGACTCCGGCGGTCACTGCAAAGACGCGGTATACCGCGAATGCGCCATGCGCACGGCGCGCCGGGTATTCGCCATCAAGGGCAAGGGCGGCGAAGACGAGGAATATGTGAAAATGTCCAGCGAGATGAAGCGGAAAAAGGGCATTATGCTCTTTATCGTCGGCGTGGACAGCGGCAAGGAAAAGATCGCATACAGCCTGAACGTGAAGGAAGCCGGGCCGTGGTACAGCCATTTCCCCGCCGCGCCGGAAGCCGGTTATACGCTGGGCGCGATTCGAGGGCTTTTCGCGGAAAAAATGGAGATTCACAGCCGGGGAGGCCGAAATGTGGCCGTATGGGTGGAGGACAGCACGGTGAACGCGCGAAACGAACCCCTTGACTGCACCAACTATGCGCAGGCGGCCTTTTACGGATTCCAGATCGACCTTGACGCAATCGAAAAGAGGCTGAAAGGCGAGAATCAGATCATTCGGGAAAGCAGAAAACCGATTGTACCGAAAGCCAGACAAATTTCAGGCGGAATTTGAGTAAGGAGAAACGAACATGGCGATGACAATTCAGGAAGTGAAGGAAATGCTCGACGTGCTGAAAAAGTGCAAAAAAAGCATTCTTTCCGGAGAGGCGGCAAGCTATACCGTTGGATCAAGAAGCGTCACATTTCTGTCGCTTGATGAGGTGAACGCCGAGATCCGCAACTACGAAAATATGCTGGACGTGCTGGAAGGGACAAAGCGTGCGCGCGGCGTGCGCGTCGTGGTCCCTTACGATTTGTAAGAGGTAGAGCATGAGCGAGGAAAGAAAACGAATGCGTGAAGGCCCGCCGCCTGAGCATGGGGCGCGAAGCGAAAAGCGCAGGGGCGGCGCACAGATGGCAGCCGGTTACGCCAACCACGGCGCAAGCAAGACCAAAAGCTCCATGCTGGGGTGGATGTTTTCTGGCGGTTCGCCGGAGGACGACAGCGACCTGAACGGTGCAACACTCCGGCAAAGGGCAAGAGACCTCGACATGGGCGGAGGCCTTGCCAGAGCAGGCGTCAGCACGGAGACGACAACGGTTATCGGAACGGGGCTGATCCCCAAACCCGCAATCGACTACGAAGCGCTTGGCTTAACGGAGGAAGCGGCGAAAGAATGGGAGAAAATAGCCAAGCGAGAGTTTTCTTTCTGGTCGGGGAGCAAATTCTGCGACGCGGCGGAGAAGAAAAACTTTTACCAGCTTCAGAGCCTTGCCTTTCGGTCGATGCTGACAAGCGGCGACGTTATCGCGCTTCTGCCGATGTACGAATCGGTCGGAAGCCCATATGCGCTGCACATTCAGTTATTGGAAGCGGACAGAATGGGTACGCCGGACAGCAACGGAGAGAGCACAAGCAAGGACGCGGACAGCGGGAACGCGCGCATTGTAGACGGCGTGGAGGTGGAAAGCGACACGGGGCGCGTAGTCGCTTATCACTTTTCCAGCCGCCATCCGCTGAATGAAACGGACACACGACAAATCGAATACACCCGTATTGAAGCCTACGGAAAGGACACCGGCATGCCGAATGTACTTCACATTTATGTGCCGGACAGACCGGAGCAGTATCGCGGTGTGCCGATGATGGCACCGGTGATCGAGCAGGTGAAGCAGCTTGAGCGGTATTTGAACGCGGAGCTGACAGCCAGCCTGATTTCCTCGATGTTTACCCTTTTTATCACAAGCGACCCCAACGACAACAACATCGCATCGGCGGTTGACGATTCTGTTGAGGACGACGAGCAGACGACAAGCAGAGCGCCGCAAAATGCGCTCCATATGCGCGCAGGCGCGATTTACGAGCTTGCCCCCGGACAGAAGCCGGAAGGGGTCAGCCCGACCCGCAATAACTCTGCATTTTCCACGTTTGTAGATGCGGTCTGCACACAGATCGGCGCAAGCGTGGAGATGCCCAAGGAAATTCTGCTCAAAGCATTTACCAAATCGTACAGCGCGAGCCGAGGGGCGCTGACGGAATACTGGCGCAAAATTCCAAGGGCGCGGCGGGATTTCATTGCGGATTTTTGCCAGCCGGTCTATGAGGCATTTCTTGCCGAAGCCATCGCGATTGGACGCATTGAAGCGCCCGGTTTTTTTGACGACCCGGTGATTCGCGCGAGCTGGTGCAAATGCAACTGGATTGGCAGCACGATGCAGCAGCTTGACCCGCTCAAGGAAGTCAGCGCCGCCGAAAAGCGGATTTTGCTGAATCTCTCCACGCAGGAGCGGGAAGCAGCAGAGTTCAACGGGAGCGACTGGAACGAAAACATCATCCAGCGCAAGCGCGAAGTTGCCGCATGCGCCGAGCTTATCGCGATGGGCGGCGAGCAGGGGAGCGAAACGGATGCGCCAGATCCAAACGCACCGCCGGAAGGCGACGAGGAAGCGGATAACGAGACGGAAGCAATGAAGGAGGAAGTGACAAGCGATGAATCGGCCTAAGCTGTTTTTTGAGGCGCGAATGAGCGCCGACGACGCCAAGGTCGGAAACGTGTATATCAGCGGTCCGATCACGAGCTGGGCATGGGAAGAACTCAACGAGACGAGCGGCAAACAGGTGCAACGCGCGCTTGACAGCGTGAAAGACGCTGAAACGCTGAACATCTACATCGACAGTCCGGGCGGATATCTGGACGAGGGCATGACGATGATGAGGCTGCTCAAGGAGCACGCCGCCAAGGAAAAACATGCGTACTGCATGGAATGTGCGAGCGCGGCGACGCTGCTGCTGATTCCCTGCACGAGGGTGACAGCTTACGAGGGCGCGGAATTTCTCATTCACATGCCGCGCGGGATGGCCGAGGGAACGCCGGAGGAAATCATTCATTACGGCGAGGCGCTGCAAAAGCGCGCGGACAGCGTGGCGGGGCTTTACGCGAGCCGCATGACGGGAAAGACGGCAGAGGAAATCGGCCAGATGATGAAGGACGAGACGTGGATGACGCCAGAGGAAGCGGTTATCTGCGGTCTGGCAGACGATATCGCGCCCATCGCCCCGCAAGGTGGCGTGATTACGATGTGCGCGGCGCGGAGCGATGAAGAAGAAGCGGCGATTGCGCGCATGCTGGGCTATAAGCCGCGTCCCCATCGGGAAGAGCGTGTCGCCCACATGAACAAAAACAACGGCAAGAGCACGCCCATCTCCGGCGTGGTTTGCAATAAAGACAAGGAGGAAAAAAAGAGTATGACGCTGGAAGAACTGAAGAAGGAAGCGCCGGAGCTGGTGGAAAGCATCATGCAGGCCGGACGCAACGAGGGTGTGCAGCAGGAGCGCGCCCGCATGAAGGCACTGGACGACATCTGCGACGAATCGAGCCGGGACATCATCGCCGAGGCGAAATACGGCGAAACGCCGATGAGCGCGCCGGAGGCGGCAATGGCGATTTTGACGCAGATGCGCAACAGTCAAAAAGCCTCGGATAAGAACGATGGCGCAAATTATATGGCCAAGCGCAAGGAAGAAACAAGCAGAATGAGCAACGTCAAGGCGGGCGAATCCAAGGACAACGACCCCGCCCGACGCGACGAAGACGAAATCGACGCGCTGGCTCAGATGATGGCAAGCGCGCAGCGACGGTATTAACCCGTCATGTGCAATTCCCCGCCACAGGGGAAACGGCATAGCGGACGAAACGAACGATTTGGAGGGAATCATATGGCAGCGAAGGAAATGTATGGAAACCTTGGACAGAGCAGAGATTTTTCTCTGTTGGCCGGAACGGGCACGGAGCGCACGGTCGGCGTAGCCGTGAAGCCCGGAAGCGGACTGCTCGCGCGCGGAACGATTATCCAGATGGGCGCGGACGGGCTTTATGTGCCTGCCGAAACGGGCAAGATGGCAGACGGCGCTTGCGCGGTGCTTGAAAGCGACACGCAGACGGGCAGCGAGGTCAAGGGAGTTGCGCCCAGTGCGCTTGCCTACTCCCATGGTTTCTTTCTCAAGGGCAAACTCTCGCTCAAGACGGGCAAACTGACAGCGGCGGATCTGTTGGAACTGCGCCGTCAGGGGATTACGACCGACAACATGGACGGCGAACTGAACAACGAGGTTGCGGGCGGTTAATTTCAACCACTTCATAAACGCTTCATAAACGCTTCGCGAAACGCGGGGCGTTTTTTTCATGGAAAAAAGGAGGAAAAAAGATATGGCATCCATCACGTATGATGTGCAGAAGCAGATTAAGGCGATTGAAAAGACGCCGCCGATTCACACGTTTCTCTATGACACGTTCGTGCAGAACGAGGGCGCGGTGCTCGCCGAGGACGCTTACTGGGACTACCGCAAGAACGGTGTGGCGATGGCGCCTTTTGTGACGCCGGGCGCAGGCGGCAAGACCCTTGAGCGCGACACGTTTGAAACGCTGGGCATGACCTTCCCGACGATTGCGCCGGAGCGCATTGTCGTGCACAAGGACTACGCCGAACAGCGCAGTTTCGGCGAAGAGGTTTACGGCAGCCTTGACCCGCAGAGCCGCCTTGCGCGGATTATGGCGAAGGATCTTGCCGACCTGCGGTATTCGATTCAGATGCGAAAGGAATGGATGACGGCGCAGGTTCTTTTCAACGGTCAGCTTGACATTGTGGAGTATCTGGACGGCGGCCTGACGGCAAAGACCGTGCGTCAGGCGCAGTTCAATTTCACCAACAAGTACATTCCCGACAAGAAGTGGGGAGAAGCCGGGTACAGCGTGTACGACACGTTCCGCGCGATGGGGGACATGGTGCACGAAGGAAACGGAACCGTCAGCATCGCCGTGTTCGGACCGGAAGTGCGGAGCTTCATCGAAAAAGATCCGGAACTGCTCAAAATGCTTGATACGCGCAATGCGTACTTTGGTCGCATTGAGCCGGGGAAGGCGGACTTGCAGCGGGGTACGGAGCACATCGGCACACTGCCCAACGGCGTTGAGCTGTACTGCTACATGGGACAGTACCGCGAAACGCTTAAAGGCGCAGCGGCGAATTACATCCCCAAGGGAAAGATTCTGGTGGGTTCGCCGAAACTTCTGCGCGCGATGTTCGGCCCGGTGGCGCAGGTCGAAAAGGAAGGCGAACTGCCGAAGATTTACGCCAAGGAAGAAGTGCCGTTCCGCTACTCCAAGACGGGCGGGGACAGCGTGATGCAGCGCCTGACCAGCCGACCGGCGATCATTCCCTACGACGTGGACGCATGGGCAATCGGAACGGTGCTGTAAGCGCCGTTCCTTCGAATGTGCCGAAAGCGCCTAAAAGGGACAGGCGCAGAAGAAACCGAATAACGAGAAAAGAGGTTCACAATGGCGATTTTTGCGGTATGGCACGTCGGAATCGGGAATAAGCGCTACAAGCCCGGTGAAAGACTGCCGGAAGTGGATGACGCGACGTGGAAGCGCCTTGCCGAAGCAGGAGCGATTCGCACGGTGTACGAGGAAAATCCGCCGACGTCAGCGGATTTTGATACGCAGGCGACGGCTGGGGCTGGCGACCATGGCGATCCGGTCGGCCCAAAGGGCGAACCGGGAAGGCCTATTCTGACTGAGGACGAAGAGGACGACGATGACGCGCTGCCCGAAATCGACGCGGCAGAAGGAATTGTCGAAGAAGAACCGCCTGTCAGGTCTGCGAAGAGAAAGAAGGCGCGCGCGTGAGCCTTGCGGAACGCTTGAAAGAGGATGTAACCCACATTTTCTTTCGAGAAAGCGAATTTGCACGGCGGCACAGTTTCAATGGCACAGAAATCCTCTGCATCGTTGACGGCGAGGACAGGCAGAAGAATAAGAACATGAATGCCATATCCATCGAATGGGATGCGGGCGTGCATCTTATCACCCTTCGCGTTCCGGACGGACAGCTCGCCGATACGCCGCTTGAAGGGGAAATGATAACATTCGACGGCAGGCTTTACGCTGTAATTCAGGTTACGGACAATGAAGGCGAATGGATCATCGAACTGCGGTCTTCGGAGGCGAGAACGATTTTATGAAACGCGAGTTTGCATCCGTCCCCATGCCGGAAAACCGGGCGCAGGCGCGCGGCGGCCTGACCTACGAGGAGAAGCGGCACATGCTGCGCGACTGGGTTTACGAGAACTGCTGCAAAGGACGGCAGATGAAAACCCCTGTTCCGCGCGGCAGGGATTATGATGTGAAATGGGCGGAACCGAACTGCTTCGGAGGCGACAATTACCCTGCGCGCGCAAGGGACATCAAGAATCCCTACTCTGTTGCGCCCAGCATCCTCATTACGGGCGTATCGTTCAAGCCGTATGCAGAGACGAGCGAATATCTGGACAGCCGACAAAAGTGTTCAAGGCCGAAAAATGTTGGCAGTACCATGACGCTAAACCTGATTCACGCCGTCTATGACCCCGGAGAGCGGATGACCGTTCGGCAGAAAGAAAACGCGCAGGGAGAACCCATCCAAGACGGAGACCCACACGAGATGCTGCTGACGGACGAGGCAATGGACACGGGCAGCATGATTTTGTGGCAATGGATGGAGGACACGGCATCCGCCATCCATGCCGCGTTGAGCATCGCTGGCATGACGGTAAAAGACGACAGCATCATTATCGAGCCGTTGACGGAGAACGAATCCGTCAGCGATAGAAGGCCGGTATACTTCGGCGTTGTGCAGGTGACGCTTATCGGACTGAACAGAGAAATGCAAAGCCCGGAGCTTTCGGCTTTGCTTGATTAAAAAGGAGTGTGAAAAAATTGTATAAGCACGGCAACTATGCGGTGTTCAACATGGATGAGGCGCATGAGGCATCGGCCAGCAAAGGCAACTATGCGCCGGTTTACGTCGGCGCTCTGCCGGTTCACACCGTTGCGGGCGGCGGCGCAAATGTGAACAAGCCGATTCTGCTGACGGACTTTGCGTCGGCGGTTAAGGCAGTCGGCTACACCGACGACTGGGCAAACTACGACCTGTGCGAAGCGCTGTATACGCACTTTGTACTGGCGGAGAACGGGCCGATTGTCGTCATCAACGTTTTCAACCCGGCCACAAAGAAGAAGAACAAGGAGACCACGGTTCAGGCAACGGCCAATCAGGCCATTCTCGGCGACATGGGCAATGTGATTCTTGACAGCTTTACGGTAACGGGCAAGACGCGGGACGTGGATTATACCCTTGCGTATGACTATGTGAGTGAAAGGATCATTCTGCGCGGACTGCGTAAGGGCGCGCTTGAAGGCAGCCTGTCCATCACCTACGACGAAGTGACGCCGGGCATTGAAGCGGCGGATGTGATCGGCGACACGGACAACGAAGGCACAAACAGCGGATTGTACCTCATCCGCCACGTTTATCAGGAGACGGGCAAAATTCCTACGCGGCTGCTTTGCCCTGGTTTTTCGCACATTCCCACTGTCCATGAGGCGATGGAGACGGTCTGCAACCAGATCGGCGGCCATTTCGACGTATTCATGTTCACGGACCTGCCGCTTCAGAACGATGAGAGCGAAGCACTCAAGCCGTCCAGCGTAGCAGCGTGGAAGGAGAGCAAAGGCTACAACCGCGACAACGAAAAGACGCATTGGCCGCGCTGGGCCGGCGTGGATGGGCGGCTGTATCACCTTTCGGTGCTGGACGCGGCCAACTTGCAGACGCTCGAAAACGCCGCGAATGAACTGCCGTACCAGACGGCCAGCAACACGGCCATCCTCATTTCCGGCAAACCGTACTACGGAGAGGGAATTTCCCTTGTGCTTGACGAGGAACTGGTTGATGAGACGCTGGGGCAGTACGGCATTACCAGCGCGGTTTACCATGGCGGGAAATGGGTGCTTTGGGGCAGCCATTGCGCAAGCTACGTTCCGGGCAACGCGAACGCGCTGAACCTGTATGAAAGCACGCTGATGATGATGTATCATCTTGCAAACGATTTCCAGATTCGACGCGCGGATGAGATCGACAAGGTGGTTTCCGTCAACCGGATTCAGCAGATTGCGGCAGAGGAACAGGCCAACCTTGACGCGCTGGTTGCCGTCGGCGCGCTGCTCTACGGCAAAGCCTATTTTGTGCTCAACGACAGCGTGAAGTCGGATATGCTTGCCGGTGATTTTGCCATGCGCTGGGAAATCACGCAGAACATCAACATCAAGAGCATCACGGGCACGGTGCAGCGCACGGACGAAGGGCTTGTGGCCTACTACGACGAGCTGATTGCGCTCAACGAGTGAAAGGAGGAAGGAAAGCATGAGCATGAACAAGCAGGTGCACAACAAGGTGATTGACCAGCGCCTTTTTGACGGCTCTACGCAGGTGGAGGACGTGACCAGCGTGGACACGCCCGAAATTGAGTTTGTCAGCGACGAAGTGGACATTCCCGGCGCGACGGCCAAGATCAACATCGTAAACCCTTATCAGGTCAGCGCTATGACGGTTACGATCAACCACAACCACGGAAACGGATGCGACGGTCTGAACACGCCTGAGCTGCACCAGATCGAGCTGCGCATGGCGCGGCAGGTTATCTCCACGGCGAACGGCAACTCGAAGCCCAAATCGACCAAGGTGCGTTTTTCCGGCACCCCGATGAAGGTATCGCGCGGTTCGATTGAGCGGGGCAACCCGCGCGGTATGAGCGTGCAGTACAGCGTACAGCGGTACGAGGAAGAAGAAAACGGAAAAACCATCATCCTGATTGACGCGCTGGCAGGTATTTTGCAGATCAACGGCAAGGATTATGCGGGTACGCTGAACAGGATTCTGAACTGACCTAAGAGCGGGAAACCGCTCTTTTCTTTCTTTTGTCATTGTTGTCATTGCAGGGAAAAATGATACGATTTGAGCCGATGGGTCACGCTATAATGATAAAAGCAAGAAAAGACGAAGGGAAGGAAAGACCATGAGAGAGGAAATGAAAAACCTTTTGGAAATGCCGATTGAAGAGCTGATGCAGATGTCTGTAGAGGAACTTGAAAAATACAGCGAAGAAGAACGCGCGCAGGCATGGCGCAGGGTTGCGGCGGAAAGGCTCAGGGAGGCGTCGGCGGGCGTGCTTCACCTTTTTCAGCCGATGCGGAGCAGAGGCGAGGCAGTCAGCGAACTGCACTATGATTTCTCCGTACTCACAAGCCGGGAGTTTATCGCCTGCATGGACGCAGATCGAAGCAACCGGGACATGAACACCATCAGCCGCACACAGGCGCTCAGGCTGTACTACAAAATGCACGACAAAGTAGAGCGGCCTATTAGCGGACTGGATGCGCATGACCTTGAAGAACAGGCATGCATTGCGGACACAGATGCCATGGTGGAAAGAGCTGCCGCTTTTTTTACATCGTCGAAACTGGTGACGAAAGTGGGTCTGTAAAAAACATGGTGCTGGTCGGGCGGTACACCTGCACGCCATATCCTATGCTGCTGGATATGCCCATTCTCGAATACATCCGGCTGGAAAATGCGGTTTGCGAAATCCTTCAAGAGGAAAGCGAAAGAAGGAACGAAAAAACGTGAAACTATATATTGAACAAAAAGACATTGAAAAAGAAATCACGGAGGCTGTCGTTACGGACAGCGCGGGCGGACAGGCAGACAGTCTGCGCGTCACACTGGCAGACGGCAGGCTGCTTGACCAATGGGATATCCGGCAGGGACTCCGAATCGAGATGACGGAAGGCGGATTCACGACGGGGGAAATGGAGCTTCGCGACGTAAAGACGCGCATGGGTGGCGTAACCCTGAATGCGGTGAGCCTGCCCTACGCCGCGCGGCAGGAAGGCTGGAACTGCTACGAGAACATCTCACTGACCGATTTGCTCAAAATCGGAGCGAAGGAGATGGGGCTGAAAGGTGTGAAGCTCTACGGCGTGAAAGGAGAAACCGTGTTGCGCCGTGTGGTGCGCCGTGGGCAGACATGGCCGAGGTTTCTTGCACATGTGTTGAAGCTGGAAAGCGCGACCATCAAACTTTCAGACGGGTATCTGCTTGCGATTGATTACCAGACGTTTTTTTCTGGCGACGGCGCACAGGCTGTGCTGGACGAGGAAAGCAGGCCGAATCTGGTCAGAATGCCAAAGTGCCGGTATATGACTGTCAGAACCGGACTTCTCATCGCGAGGGCGGAAGATACATCGGTTTCCGGCAGCGCAAGCAAGACCTTGACCGACGAACAAATCTACTCCACAGAACAGGCGATGCGCGCGGCGCGCGGCTTGTTATTGAGCAGAAACATGGAAAGTGAGATTTATACACGGGAAATTTCGCTGAACGCGGGACTGGCGGCGATGAGCCGGGTTTGCGTGCTGGGGAGCGGCGCAGCAAGCGGAAAGTGGTTTGTACACCAATGTGCACACGACTTTATCCACCGAAAGACGCTGCTTACGCTTTACCGATATGTGACGAGCATCAAAATTTGAAACGTTTTTCTCAAATCCGCTGACGTCAGCGGATTTTGTTTTTTGGAGGAAAAGCATGACCTACGGGACGGTGATTGAACGCGGAAGAGCGGCGCGGCAGACCGAAGACGGCAAGTGGATCGTGGAAAGCATTGATCGGGACGGCGTGAACACCTTGCCGCTCGGCGCGATTGGAGAGGTGAAGGCTGGCGACATTGTTCTTTTCTGCGAATTTGCAGACGGAGAAGGCATGATTTTCGGCGTATTCAAGTGAGAAAGGAGGCGGGAAAATGGCCAGGAAACAGCAGGAATTGAAAAGTGTTATTTCCGTCTACGGCAAGGCGGACGGCTCGCTGGACACGCTCGCCAAGAAAATCAAGAGTTTCGGCGATAACGTCAGCAAAATCGGCGGCGCGATGACCATGATGACCGCCCCGATTATTGCGGCGATCAAAACAAGCACATCGCTTTACACCGACTACGACGATATTCTGCGCAAAATTCAGGCGGCGGGAAATTACAGCCCAAAGCAGATGCAAACCATCGGCGACGCGGCCAGACAGGCGGGCGCAGACACAAGGTATATGGCCAGCGATGCGGCAAGCGCATTTTTATCGCTGACACAGGCAGGTGTGCAACTGGAAAACAGTCTTGATACCCTGCCGACCCTGCTGAATGCGGCGGCGGCGGGCGATATGGATCTCGCTGCCGCAAGCGATCTGCTCATTTCTAACGTCTATTCACTTGGCAAAGCGTTTGAGAAAAACGACGTAGCCGCCTACATGGACAAAGTGGTTACGGCAGCGGACGCAAGCAACACAAACGTGCAGGAAATGATGGAGGGCGTCAGCAAAATCGGCGCAGCAGGACGCCTTTTTGCAGGCGGCGACAGCGAGCTGCTGGCATTTCTGGGCATGCTGGCGAATCTGAACATGAAAGGAACAACGGGCGGCATTAACGCCCGAAACATGATTATCAGCTTGCTTGCGCCGACGAAAAAAGCGGCAACGCTGATAAACTCGCTGGAAATCAGCGAGGAAGAGCTTGACGAGACGCTGGAAGGCATCGACCTAAAGAGCGCATCTGCCGCCATGGAAAAAATGGGGCTTGAGACGGTCGATGCAACCGGAAAAGTGCGTCCCATGGTCGATATTCTGACCGATCTGAAAAACGCGACGGACGGCATGGCCGACGACGAAAAGGCGAACGTGCTGTACAGCGTTTTTGGAAAACGGACATATCCGGCTGTCATGGGATTGATGGAACTGCTTGGCCAATACCCTGATCTGCTTGAAAAAATCGGTGCATCGGCAGGCGCGACGCAGCGGAAGGCCGAGACGCTGGAAAGCGGCATCGGCGGCAGTGCGCGCACACTGAAAAGCGCGTTTGAGGAATTAAAAATTTCCATTTCCGAAGTGTCGAGCGAAAAAGTCATGGAATGGATGAGCAGGGCGCGCAACTTTTTGCTGGACGCCTCGGATTGGCTCAATGGGCTTGATCCGGAGACGGTCAACACCTTCCTTGACACGGTTGTGAGCATTGCAGGAATGGGCGCAGGGCTATTCGTTGCTGGGAAAGGCATCAGGGTTTTTTCTGACGTTTTGAAAGCAGTATCAACACCGGGCGGTGCGATTGCCCTTGGCGCGGCGGCTCTGGTGACACTTGGCATTGCCATTGCCAGTGCGCAGGATGCGGCAGCAAGGGAAGACCTTGAAAAGCACTTCGGAACGCTCGAAATCGACAGCGAGAAGGTTTCTGCGTGGATCGGCTCGATGAGCAGTGCCTACGAAACCGCGGCTGAAAGCATCGGCAGTTACGGGGAAGCGGTGAAGGTGGCGGGCGAAAACTATGAGGGTTATGTTCAGCAGTTTTCGGGCGGCATCCTCGAAGCGTTTTTGACACAAACAACGCTCAACGAGCAGGATAAAGAGGCGTTGGGCAGTTATGTGAGTGCCATGGTGGATGAGGTGAAGAACGCCGCAGGACAGCAGGAAGTGCATCTGGGCGAAATCATCAAAATCACATACGACGGAGCGAACCGGGGCGACACAGAAAAGGCGAACGCATGGAACGAAGCCATCGACGGGCTTTTCGGCGCACTGGAAACGGACGCAAAAGAAGCCGGACAAAACCTGATGCAGGTCTATCTGGACGCGGCGAGGGATGGCGTCATCTACGCGGATGAAAAAGAGCTGATTGCCGAAGCACAGGCAAAGCTCAACAACGTCATGGCGCAGATTCAAAGCCTGAACGCAGATATAGACTGGAACACCATGCTTTCTCAGGCGATGGATCTAAGCTATGACAGCCTGCAAGAAGGTCTTACCATGATTGCCGAAGCCAAGCAAAAAAGCGATCAGGAGACGCAGGAAAACTTTTATCAGCTCATGGGCACGGAAAAAGCCTATGAAGACCGGAAATTGGCTATTCCGCAGGCTGTCCTTGACGCATACGGCATCGAGCAGGGCGATTATGCGGGATGGAAAGCCGGTATTGAAAGCGACGCGAACGAGCAAAAACTTGATAATAATCAACGCAGAGACAGGGGAAGCGCGCAAGTCGGCGATTATGCTTTTGATACCTATGTCAAGAATGAAAGCCGTGTCGATCTCGCCAGCATTGAATCTATTGCGCAGGGTGTCATCGACGGAACGGTAACGCTTGACGACGCCTTTGAACGGGCGGACGATATCATCGGCGACATGAATCAAGGCGACGCCAAGAAAGCGGCAAACGGGTTGGAAACGATCATGCAAACCATCAGCACCGCTCTTCCCTTTGACGAACTGGTGGCGCAAATCCAGCGGCAGAAGGAAACGCAGGGCGTGGTTTCTGACGAGCTGATGGAGCTTTACAAGGATTACCTGATGGTCGGCCTGTTCAACGGGCAGGTCATGGGCGGGTGGTTCTCAAAGGAAAGCCAGTTCGGTTTGAGCGCAGAGGCGGGAATACCGGACAGCAGCGCGGTTTACATGGGCGGCAGAGAAATCGGCAAGAAGAGCGATCTCGCCATTGGAACGACATCGCCGGAGGAGCTGAACCAGAAGGCCGCAGAGGCAGTAGGAACCGCGAAAGAGACCATCGAAGGCACTGTAGCGAACATGACAATCGGAGAAACGCCGTCGGGCGGGGAGATTGCCATCGGGGTTACGGGAGATGCGCAAGCCTATCTGGATGCAAACCCGGTCACGGTGCGCGTCAGCTACGACGAAGTGCTTGGAGCACCTGAAAAAAGAAACACCGAGACGAGCGGGACAAAACTGAAAAAGCATGCTCTGGGCGGTTACTCTGACCAACCGGCCATTTTCGGCGAAGCGGGCGGCGAATGGGCTATTCCGGAAAGGAAGACGGAGAGAACGCGCGCACTTCTGCGTCAGGCGGCAGCAGGAAGCGGATTTACGCCGAACGAGGTTTATCCCGAAAAGCGTGTAGAAAAAACAGCGATGAATTTCACTTTTGCGCCGACCATATACGCCGGAGATGCAGGCGGCGTTAAGGCGGCACTGGAAGGCGAGCACAGCGAAATGATGAGCCTGATTGAAGAATGGTGGAACGAAAAAATGAGAGAAAGAGAAAGGGTGAGTTTTGCATGATGACTTATTTGTGCAGCGCGAAGGAAACTTTTGATGAAATCGCGCTGAACCTATACGGCGACGAGCAATATGCAAGCGTTCTGCTTGAAGCCAACCCTCAGTTGGCGCACAAGATTATGATGGACGGGGGCGAGGTTATGCGCGCGCCGGAAATTACGACGGACAATGCGGCAGACACGCTCCCGCCGTGGAAGCGGGGCGCGTGACATGGCCGCACATATCGCATGGAACGGGCATCGCATCGGCGGGCTTGAAAAAGGGGCAATCGTTTCCTACAAGGATTTTTCGATTTCATTTTCGACAAAAACGAAGGCAAAGGACGGAAACGGCGTGCTCTATGTCGGTCGGCAGGGCTACAATGCGGCAGAGTGTCAAGTGACGCTGGATTTGCGTACATCGCTGGGGCAGGATGTGCCGGAAATTGTGGAGGCGTTCAAGCGGGACAACCGAAACGGCGAATGTGCGCATCTCTTTATAGGCGGAAAGGATTTTGGCTCGGATTTTTTGCTGACAGACGTCAGCGTGATCGACGCGAAATTTCTGCCCGTCACCGGCGCGATGATAAGCGCGGAGGTCAAACTGACATGGAAGGAAAGCGACGGAGCAGTTTACGACAATACATCCTCAACGCCGAGCGGGCCGGGAAAGGACAGCGCGAAAAAAAGCAAGGGAACCGGCTCGAAGTACCTGAAAAGCCGAAAGGACGCCGGCGCTTCGGCAGGAGGAACGGCGGGCGGCTCGACAGGGAAAAGCGGGAATCTGACCGGCGCGGTGGGCGGGTATAACACATCCGGCATCAGCAGCAGTGCGAAAAAGATCAACCCGCCTTGCCAATCCACAATCCGGGACAGCAAAAAGCGTCCGGGGAAAAACACGGTGAGTTCCAAATAAGGGGTAAACGAACATGACAACTATCAGCACTGCGGGAACGGCAATCGACACGGAAGCCGACGAATATGAACGGCGAACGATTGCCAACGCAAAAAATCTTCTCCGGCTCAGGAAGGGCGAAATCGCATATGACCGCATGCGCGGGATTGATCCCGCCATTTTTGATCTTACCCTTACGCAAGCCCAGAATGTTATTTTAGCCGAGGTGACGCGAGTGCTGGCATGGGAGCCGGATATCCGCGTGCTGGCGGCGCGGCTCCTGCCGGGCGGAGACGGGACGGACGGCAAGTTTGTGATCGAGGCCGACGTGGAGGTGGTAACGTGACTTATATCGAGCTGGATTTCGACGCACTCTACAATGAGGCGCTGCTGATCTATCGACAGAATGGGGGCGACGTGCTTTTTCCGGGGGACGAAAAGGAAATGCTGCTGCGAACCATCTTAGGCATTTTGCAGCAGGAACGCGCGAGCTTGAATGCGGCGATTGCGCAGGGGACGATTCGCGACGCGCAAGGAACGTATCTGGACATTCTGGGTGAAAACGTGGGAGTTGCACGGCAGAGCGAAACCCATGCGGTCAGCACACTCGGTATCACCATACAGCGAGGTGAAAAGGGCGTTACGATTGAAAAAGGGACGCTTTTTTCCTATAACGGACTGCTGACCTTTGAGACAACGCAGGTAGTCGGCGCGACGGCAGGCACAGGCCAGATGGAAATTACCGTGCCGATCATGTGCACAGCGGGCGGAACGGCGGGAAACGGACTTGAAAAGGGGATACCGCTTCAAGCGGTTGAGCCGCGCGCATGGCTGATCGCAAGCAAGTTGACTGAAACGACGCGGGGCGGCGCACAGGAAGAAGAGGACGAAGCCTACCGCAAGCGAATCATCGAAAGCAATTTCCGCAAAAATGCAACGGGAAGCCGAGCACAGTATAAGGCGGTAGCCATGTCGGTCAGTTCGTCGATCTTAGATGCAAGCCCAGTGGCTGACGAAAATTTTACCGACGGCGTCGGTCAGGAGTATGGCTTGAAGCCCGGACAGGTCTTGGTCAGCCTGATGTTTACAGAGAAGGTTTCGGAGCAGGACAAAAGCAAAATCCTTGAAGACGCATGGCAGGCACTCAGTGCAGACGAGAGCAGGCCGCTGACAGATACCATCGTCGTAAAAGAAGCGAAGAAAAAAACGTATCGACTGAAAATGAAGTATAAACTGCGGGACGATACGGAAGGTGAAAACCTGCTTCTGTCTGTCAACAAGGCCGCGAGTGCGTATCAGGCATGGCAGAGCGCGGCCATCGGGCGCGCGTTTGACCCATACAGGCTGACCAGCATGCTTTACAACGCGGGATGTAGCCGTGTGGACATCGACACGGACGCATCCAGCTTCGATGGCGGAGTAGCGACCTATACGCCGATTGACCGGGCAACCCGTATCGAGGGCACTGTGGAGTTGGAGGCGATTGTATGACAGAACTGTTGTACAGGCCGGAAAGCGAAGAAGAGCTGTACGCGCTTATGCCACGCTTTTTGAAAGAAGACAGAAATACGCGCGCGCTGATCGCGGCGGCCTGCCACATGGTTTTCAGGTTTCTGCAAGCGGTTGAGCACGCGATTGTTGAGTTGACGGACATTGATCGGATGAGCGAGGAAGCGCTCGACGAAAAGGCTTATTCACTCGGCATGCTATGGTACGACTATCAGGCGGACGTGCAGAAAAAACGGATGTGGATCGCCGAAACGGAGCAAATGCGCCGGAGCATCGGCACGATAGCGGCGATTGCCAGGTTGATGACCGGAGTATATGCCAACTGTAATGTCGAGGAATGGCCGGAATACGGAGGAGAGCCGTATCATTTCCGCGTCACGGTTTTTGGAAGCACAGACCACAAACAAGAAGAATGGGCAAGGAAAGCAATCGAGCACACGAAGAACCTGCGTAGCATTTTGGACGGATTTTACTACAGCAGCACTACGTCGGGTATTGTGCTTGAAGCTGAAAGCCGCGCCTATGAGGCGGGATATCGACGCACAGGCGAAGGCCAAGACGCGCTGATGGGCGCATAAAGACGGAGGCAGACATGATTGAAGCAAAAACGGCGGAAAAGACGGCTGCGTGGCTGGCTAGACGAATCGCCTATGCGCAGGTGCAGACCGTTCAGGGATGGGAGAACGCCGTCCGGCTGGCTTATGAGGTCAGGGAAAATCACATCACGCTTTTTGTGACCATCGGAAGCGAGACATTAGGCAAAAGCGACGTGACGGCACTCAGACTGATTGACACGGGCGGAGACGTTTGCTATATGCGGGAACTCGATCTGAAGCGCAGGGACGGGGCAGGCACCATATACCGAACGGATATTGTGGTCAGGGTGGAGGAAAAAGAGCATGTATAATCTTGTAGACTGGACAGACAGGGACGTTGAGCATCCGCGACGGTTTGCCATGACGGAAAACGGGGACGGAACGTACACCCTGACGCCACAGCCGGGCGAAATCCGAAGAGAAGGAACGGCTTACGACGCCGAACACATGAACAACCTTGAAACCGGCGTAGACGCGAGCGTTTTACTTGCGTCTTTTTTATTTTCGCTTTTCTCGACCGGCGCGGAAAACGTCGTCGTTTCCGTCGAGGCCAAAACACTTCCACCCGGAAGCGAGGCCACGGCCAGCCTGACGACGGACGCGGGCGGAGGCAGAAAGCTGACGCTCGGTGTTCCGCAGGGAATCCAAGGCGTTCAGGGAGTTCAAGGCATTCAGGGCGTCCAAGGCATTCCGGGAATTAAAGGCGACAAGGGAGATAAAGGCGACAAGGGCGACAGGGGAGCGACCGGCGCGACCGGGCCGCAGGGTCCAAAAGGTCCGGCAGGCGTGACATTCAACCTGAGCGGCACGACGTTGACGATTACGACGGGGTGATAGCATGGCGAAGAAGATTCCGAAATTCAGCTACACCGGCGCGTATGAAACCAGTTCGGACGACACCTATTGGTACATCAAGCTGAAAAGCTCCGGACAGATGACGTTCACATACCGAAAGCGCATTGAGGTCGGATGTGTGGGCGGGGGCGGCGGTACCATCAGCAACAGAAACTATGCGCACATAGGCGGGTTTGCAGGTGGAGGCGGCGGGTACATCAAAACGGGGACGACCACGGCTGAGGCAGGAACCGCATATGCGGTCACAATCGGCGCGGGCGGCAAAGGGATAAACGGATGGATAGACGACGTGACCGCCGAAAGCGGCGGCGCAACGTCGGCATTCGGAATCTCCGCTCCGGGCGGGGGTGGCGGCGGTGGCTGCGATTTCCCGGCGCGGGCACAGGCAAAGGCGGCAAAGGCGGCCACTACATCAACATTCAAGGCACAGATGGCGGAAAAGGCTTA